ACCATGCCAAACTTAACAAACGTAGTTGTCAATGGCTCAGACCATTCGGGTGCAATGCCCAATGCGTGTAGTTTTTCAGCGCTAATCATAAATAATCAGTCATAAAAACTGCAAAAGAAATAACCAAAATAAGGCCAATATAAGCCATTAAGACTTTATTTTCCCACTTCATTTACTTTGCTCCTGACGGTATTGTAGAAGTCGATACAGGCGTTGAGTTGGACAATTGCTCTGTCTCCTTCTGTTGCAATTGCGACAATATCTTTAATAGCCTGTCTACTAGAATCGGTTGGAACTTCTCCACTTCTATCATTTCTGGCATCTGCGTTGGCTTGAACACCACAGGAGGAGGGGAGGCGCAACTCGCCAGAATCAATGCGCTTGTTAATATCAGACTGCTTTTGATTAATTGCATCTTTTGCCTTCCTTAACGCCACGTTTGTAGCTTGCTTTTGTTTGTCTAACTGGGCTTCTTTGGTGCGAGCTTCGCCATTAAGTCGTTCAATTTCTTCTTGATCTTCAAGTACACGTTTTTCATAGCCGTGATGATAAGAGACATAATAACCTCCTGAAATAATTAACAAAATTCCCATAACCTTTAAGATAACGGCATGGGGCTTTAACATAGGCAAAAAATCAATTAACATTGATCCGATAATTGCAAATATGCCCCCAATAAGGCATCCATAAGCCAAATAAAGTATTAAATCACCAAATAACCAATTAAGCATTGTCTGCCCTTGCGAGTGCCATACGCTCACGTTCCTCATCGCTTTCTAGACTAGGCGGTGTGGTTGGTGGCGGTGGTGGTGTCCATGATTCGTCCAATTGTGGGTTAACAAATGTAGGCATTCCCCCAAAAGGTTGCCCTAAAGGTTGACCTTGAGGATAACCCATAGGTTGACCCATAGGATAACAAGGCATTTGAGGCGCTGTGGCCTGTTTAACGCTTGCTAAAGTGTTTGCAACGCCTCCAGCAACACGTTTGCCAACAATACCCCCAATCCCGCCCACAAGCAATAACACAATGTCATTGAGCATCTTGGTGTAAGCCTGATCAATTGGAGCCATAGCCTTAATAGGCTGCACGACAAAAGTAACGCTATACAATAGAGCAATAACAATAAAAAAGAGAATGCCAGTAATGGCAAGCACCACCAGTGCCCAAACCCTGACCTCAATTTCTTCTGCCGTCAGTTTGTGGTCTGGGTTGTTGCTGAGTAGATTCAACTTGTTTCTCCAATACTGGGGCGGTTAAGTATTCTGGACACGTTTGCGTAAAAAGACAACGGGGTTTTTGGCATTCTTTGTCGTTGAAATGGTCAAAATCTTGGCATATATAGCGTGTTCTATCTTCACAAGATACCAACAAAAAAGTTAAAAACAACCATTTCATTTTTCATCCAATTTCTTAATTAGCTTCTGAACCTTGATCTCCGTTTGCCTAATATCCATATACATCCACATAAGAACAGGCATAAAAAACAAAATAACGACTAATAAAACCACAATTACGATGACGAAAAAGGAATCATCGCTAGAAGTGTTATCCAAACCCACAGGATCACCACCGTTGTTGCTATTCCCACCGTGACCCTGAACTGTATTTTGTCGATAACCTGTCTTCGTTGCCATGCCAACATCCTTTTTTTGTCCATTTCTTCTTTTCTTGCTAATTGCTGTTGGTTGGCAATATGTCCGATCATTTTGTTAATTCTGCTGTATAAATCCTTCATTTCTGGGGGCACATGGTAGACCATGTATTCCCGCAATTCTTCATTCAACTTTTCCATTTGTAAGTTGGCAATTACCAACTTAATTGCAATGTCTTGTCCTTCTTCATTTCCCACCGTTGTAGCTAACAATTCTTGTTCTTCCATATAGGCTTTTAAACCGTTATATGCGTGAAAAAATTTGGTTAACGCATCCGCTACATCAGCATAAATTTTGTTTTCGTCAAACTCTGGTGCTTTTTGCTTTACTTTCTTTTTTGGTTGTTCTGTTTGTTGAACTGCCTCAGTTCTCTTATTGCTTGAAAAAAGGCCAATAATGAAGCCCCAAAGTCCTGTAAGTTCCTTTTTAGCTTGCTTAACATCTTTTACAACACCATCAATTTCTTTTTTTGCATCGACAACGAATTGTCGACCTTCCTTGTACATTTCACATGATTCTTTAACCAGTTTAAATGCACTCGAAGCCAATGCAACAAGGGTGAATGGATCAATTTGTTAGACCCCAAACATCTTTTTAAAGAATTCTGCTGCCACGCCTGGGCCAACCATTACCATCAACATTACGCCATAAAGCAAATATTCAATCTTTGCCATGCGTTTTTCACCATCTTTTAAAGAATTGGCTATTTCTTTATAGCGTTGATCGCACACAGCCACATGAACGGCTAAATCTTTTTCAGTATCGCTCATGGCTCAGTAGGCCATTCCATATCCCAAGGAAACCCTGTTGCGCTAGGCAAATCCCTAAGTGATTGTCTGTATGTTGCCCATGCAGTCTTATCAACTGGCGAATCTGACACTTGTGTCCAATCACAGTTTTTAAGTTTTTCACTACGAATTTGACGCACAGATTTAGCTTCTGAATCATTTTGTAAATCTTGTTCTGTTTGACTTAAAGATTGAATAGTCCATTCCAATGTCCAAACATTGTTAAGTAAAGTAGGAACTAAATTTTTAACAATTTTTTGCGTTTTATTGTCAAATGATGGAGTATTTGTTTCCACAATACGCACCAATTCATTGCCCTCTAAATTGGCTTCTGTTCCAGAATACATTGATAACAAGTCTGTTTGAGCAAACTTAGTATAAGGATTCTTTTGAACCAACGTGTCGTAATCATAGGGAAAAGTAACTACAGCACCATTTTTTATTTCTGCAAACATATTTTTTCTCCAATCGTAATAGTCGATGTTTCTTTGTTTACTGTGATAACTCCTTCACAGCACATATTCCAATCTTCACCCGTCTTTGCGCCCCAAGATGGCACATTAATTTGAACATTTTTGACAATATATTCTTTATCATTATCAAATACACGCCAAACATGGTCAATAGAACCACGCCCTATTTGACCACGGGTTTTGTTAAAACGCACATAAATCATACAATTTCTACATTGCAAACAGGCGCATTTTCAACGCAAACATTAAAATGAATGAATTGAAACGGCTCATCCGATTCATGTCTTGTAAATCCATGTGGCAACCAAGAGTTAAAAAACATAAAGTCTCCCGCCTTGACTTCTAAAATTATTTGCTCTGAGGCAAATGTAACTTCTTCTTGATTAGTCTGACGCATTGAAATTTGTTTTTTACCCACCCTTGGATCAAACACCATTGGCATACTTCCGTTAATAGGTGTATTGATAAAATAAAATCCTGTGATTTGTACACCATTGCCATGTATGTGTTCTATGTGTTGACCAGTTCGCATAAATTCTTGACCCCATAATTCAGCAACCCGTGTTTGATTATTGGTCATGTCATACCCTTGATCTACCAACATATCAAAACTTGTGGTTGCAATTGTGGAAAATAACTTATCAAGTCTGTTATCAAACATTGATTCACTTTGACAAACATTCCATTGATTTGGTTTTACACGAGAAATGTATTGCGCCAAAACATCTTTAGCATCTGCCAAATGTTCTAGTTGTGAAAACCTTAAAACAGAAGATGGAAAAAGTAAATCAACCATTGATAAGCATTCTGTTATTTGTTAACAAAGTCATTTTGTCTTTACTTGTTGCAATTTTCCCAACAAATTCTGTAATAAAAGGTACAAGTTTTAGTTCAAAATCTGGATGGTTACGCATGGCATTTAATTGATCTTCAGGAATAGTTCCTTTGGACAATAAAAAGTTTTCTGTACGTCTTTGAAATTCTAATAGCCATTCTTCACGTTGTGCTGCCTGTGCTGCCTCCAAAATAGGAAGATGAGAATATTTTCGTTGTGGCTCTAATTCCAACATGATAGATTCAATAGTTGCAATTTCTTGTTCTGCACCAAGAATGGCAATTTCTAACAATCCTTCACCGCTTTTCCATTCAATTAAATCTGCCTGTGCATTAAGCTGTTTAACAGGATCATTAGACTTAAAAGCCTCATCAATTTCTATGCGTCTTGCTTTACGTCTAATCGTTCTTGCTTTTGTGCTTTCAAGTTTTAATTGAATGTCTAATTTCTGTTCATACATTAAACACCAAGCAATGTCTGCCGTATGGCAATCATTTGCTATAAAATAACGTAGTTGAAAATCAGAATTATTGCGGTGGGGAGATGAGTGCATAATATTATTAAGGTGTGTTTACGCAAACTGCCCAAGATGATGCCGAACCATAACTAGAATTTGAACTTGATGATGCCACACCACAATCAGTTGAAGTACAAGAAGCATAAGTATATTTATTACGACAAGCCGTAGGGCCACTACAATAATTTAATCCTAAAGCAAATATTCCTCTAGTTGAATTTCCCGTGGCAGCCCCTTGCGCTCTACAAGCACTCGCTGAACCTACGCCAGATGCAGTAGATGTATCAGAAGAATAAGTATATTTATTACGGGTAGAGGACTGAACAATTGGATTGCTACTTGTTAATCCTAAAGCAAAAATACCTCTTGTTGCATTTCCCGCAGCAGAACCACCTTGAGAGGCATCACTTGAGACTGCAACACCACTTGCAGTTGATGAGCAAGAAGAATAAGTATATTTATTACGAGTAGTAAGCGCACCGCCAGAACTTCCACCTAAAGCAAAAATTCCTCTTGTTGAATTACCTACAGCAGACCCGTTTTGTGAAGAAACGCTTGCTGTTCCTACGCCACATTCTACTGATGTGTCACAAGCATAAGTGTATTTATTACGAAAATTAGTGTAACAACTTGTTGTTTGTCCTAAAGCAAATATGCCTCTTGTTGAGTTACCTGTGGCAGAACCACGTTCAGCCGATCTACTAGCTGTACCGACACCACTAGCTGTTGAAGTACAAGAAACATATGTGTATTTATTGCGAACATTTGTTGTTCCAGAAGAAATATTACCTAAAGCAATAATACCTCTAGTAGAATTGCCAGCAGCAGATTGGAATCTTGAAGCCGCACTAGCTGAAGCTACACCTGAAGAAGTAGAAGTACAAGAAGCATAAGTATATTTATTACGGGAAGCACTACGACCAGCACTATCACTTCCTATTGAAAAAATTCCTCTTGTACCATCTGGGCCATCACCTGAAAATGCAAACAAACCAAATCCTTGAGCAGATGCAGAACCTTTTGTTGATATTAAAGACATGGTTTAACCTTTTAAGCAAACTTGGTCTGTGAAGCTAATACAGTAAATGTAGCGCTACCAGTTTTTACAATTGTATAAACATAAGAATCAATAGCAGAAGCATTACCAGCAGTAGGTGCTGTTCCTCCTTGCCATTTTGGAGTAACAGAAGAACCATCAACTTGAATAGCAGAATTGTAATAAGCAGTAGAACCTTGAGTAACCAAAAAAGCCACAGTCATTGATTGACCTGTACTCATTAGAGTATTCAATGAAGTACCGCTAGAACCTCTGAAGTTTACTGTCCAATTAGCACTTGCGTTACTTGTGTAATACAAAACTGACTGAGTTGTAATATCGTAAGCAATCGTCCCCGTAGCTGCTGTAGCTGATACTGTAGCCACTTCTGCCACATTGTTCAATACCATTGATAAAACTGATGAAGTGCCAGAGAAAGTCTGTGTTCCCGTAAAAGTGTTGGCAACATTGACAACAGCTATGTTAGCCCCCGCTAAAGTATTAGCACCCGTTCCACCATTTGCAATTGCTAAAGTACCCGCCACAGTAACAGCACCATTTGTTGCCGTTGATGGAGTTAAACCTGTACTACCAAATGAAATAGTTGAAACAGTCCCACTTGTAGTTGATGGATTAATTAATTGAAATCTAGTCCCATCGTATTCAATTAAATAAACTTGACCACTTACAATATCACCCGCAACCAATGCAGTTGTGCCTGATTTTGTAATGCTTTTAGCCCCCAAACTATTTAAGTTAATTGTGGCTGCGCCTGTATTCGTATTAGCCGCAACAAACGTAAACAAATTACCTGTGGCATAAGCGGTCAAGGCGGGTGTTAAAGAACCCGTCAATGTGTCTGTGCCTGTAACCGTTGCAATAGTTGTTGCATTTGCTTGCAATTGCCCATATTGGGCTGCATCGGTTGCAACAGTCCCAGCACCTAAACCTGTTATTTTAAAACCACCCAACGGAATGTTTGCAGTAGGTGTGGTCTGCCCATCTTTGGTCAAAGCAGTAGTTAAACCTGTAGCCAAATCAGCGGTCAGCAAATTAAATGCTGTGCTAGTGATGGTTGTGCCTGTAACAACGGGTTGACCCGCTGTGTTAATATTAAACGTGCCCGTACCGTTGTAACTCATTTTGTTTCCTTAATTATTGGTCAATATTTTGGCCTACTGTAGAGCCAATACCTGATTGAGTTTGCATTGATCGTTTGTTTAAAGCACGAATCAAAGCCGCTGTTTTTTCTATTTCTGCTTGACCTTGAGAACCTCTTAACAATAGCATTTTAGCTAGTTCGTTGCGTGTTGTCTCAGGCATTTGGTTAATTACTTGACCAATTCTATTTTTTACATTAGAAGCCTCACCCGCAGCCGCTAAAGGGTTGCCAGTTGCTA